GAGACGGCGTCGCTGTTTTGGGAAGCAGCGGTACATACAGACATGACAGGGTGGACTGGGAAGGACAGCAAGGTGTTGTCTGAGCCAGAGAAAGGAGCATTCAATAGGTTTCCAGCATAGATAATCGAAGGACGGTTGATCAGGTTGCTAATCTGATCATCTGCCGACGAGTATCCCATGCTGTCGCCTATATGAGACACTCTGTTCGCTGGCTCAACGCTTAGGCAGGGGGATTGTTCTAGGCCGCTTCCATGTGTGATGTTGAACCAGTTCAGTTTCACGGGTTGCTGAGCTTCGATTGACGTTGGTTTGTCAAATCCGAAGATCTTTGCGACTCGGGAAACCGTTCCGGCGATACCACCAACAGTTCCAGCAATCGATCCGATGACGGGGATACGACTGAGGATGTTGGCAGCACCTTCGACATGGGAGGCGACGCCTGAGACAATTCCTTGCTGAGACTTGGAGAGTTGTTCTTGGGTTGGTTTGGGAGTGGAAGATGACATTGGTGAGGTGTTATGCAGCCAAGAAGAAGGGGCCCTGTTCTGAAGTAAAGGCACGATGATAGCAGGTCTTATGACTCGTAAGGATTTACGGCCAGCTATACACCACCATACCGCTTCTGTTTCTTTCTGCGAGAGCTACCTCTTCCACCACAATTAGGAGACTGCGAGAGCACGATTACACGGAATGTAGCCAGTCTGATGCTTGTGGATCCAGTAGTGCAGGATGGGGGAGGAAGAGGGTGAACCGTGATCCGAGGCGCTAACTCGGCGGGCGGCGGTGAGACTGAGAGGATTGATCCGGTGCGGGGGGGTCGGTGCAGGGGGGGTCGGTCAGAAGTGAGGCAGCTGAGAGCACAGCTTACTCGATGAACGTCTTTGAGAACAGCATTGGTGGGAGTTTGAGTACGGATTGGACAGGTTCGTCCCATCGCGTCAGAATCTCCTCGATGCATGCTTCCCAAGTACGGAAGGCGAAAGGTAGGCCATTCTTCATTGCCAGGTCTTGATAGTACAGGACGAAGTTGCTGTAGAAGTGTTCTCCATGCATGGAGGCTTCGAGGCAGGCTTCGTTCAGATTTTCAGAGGTGGCAGCGGTTGGATTCAGAGGATGGCGATACCAGCGGGGCATTTCGTAGATGACATCGGGTTCCAGAGCAGCAAACAGGTAGCTTCTTCCGCGAAATTCCGTTTCATTCGAGGTTCTCTTCAAGAAGGAGAGATCCGAGAATTCACAGAAGTTTCGCTCGTCTTCAGAGTTCTTCGTTGGCCAGGTGATCTTAATACCATGGTCAGAGAAGTACTTTTGGACTTTGAAGAAGTCGAACTTGTCGGCGGCGGCGGTGGAGACAGAGACGATCACATCATCTCCATAGCAACTCATTGTCACGTTTCGGTCAAAATCCATCTCGTTGGTCAGATCTGAAAAGGCAAGCCTCAACAGAAACTGATTCACAAGTGAATTGATCTGAGCGGTGACGGGATTTCCGGATGGATTTCCAAAGTCGCTGTGGAAGATGTGGCGTCCGTTCTGGTAGTAGGTGTCAAATACGGAAAACCAGAGGTTGCGGCGGATGATCTGATCACGCTCGAACCTTCCTCGTTCAGCAGAGTATTCTGGGTAGTTTTGCAATGGGATACCAGCCCGCATTTCCGAGTAGTCAAGGGAGCGATCGATGTCAAAGACATGGGCGAAGACTGATTCGTACCACTTCAAGACGACTACACACCCGGCTTGGATAAGCTGAGCAGGTAGTTTCTTGTCGTAGGCAGAGTAGTCAAATCCGAAGTGGAAAGAATGTTTCTGATGGAGATCCATCATGATTTTCCATTCCGAGCTTCGAGTGTTCAGGCCGATCTTGATGTCATTGACGTTGTGAGCAGCTCCGACGATTCCAACAAAGTTTGAGAAGTACTTTCTGAAGAGCCAGGTGATCTCGAACGGCAGAGTGGAGATGGTTCGGGCTTGGTGGATCTTGTTCAGAGGGCGGCGTTCGTCTTTGTTAAAGATGGTAGAG